TAGTGCTGCATTGGCTTGGATTACCCAAGACCAAGGCGACACCTTGCACCTTGCTCGTGTATCTAACAGCCCATTGTGGATAGGTCAGACCCTTACTGGTTCACTGGTTTATGGTTCAACAGAGGAGACAATCGAGAACGCAGGCATCATGCTTGGTTCAGACCTTGACTGGTCATACTCAGCAGATGAAGGCGAGTACTTCAAGGTTAAGAACGGAAAGATTATTGAGCATCAAAAGTTCAAGCCTTACCGCTCATCAATCAGCCACGACTGGCGCAAGTACGCAATCGGAAAGTATGAGGATGAGTTAAGCGAGCATGCAAGTTACTATGACTCGCACCTATTCTAAGATTCGGTAGCATGCCCCAGCATCACCGATAAAGAAAAACCCCTGCTTCGGCAGGGGTTTTTCTTTTGTCTTAGCACTCGCATCCAGGGACTGCTAATTGCGTAGCGTTTAAACAGTACAAGAGTTGACACCCAGGTAAGTGCACTTGCGTTTAAACAATACAAAAAAGTTTGCCCCCAGGAACTTTATTGCTAAATCCTGTTTAAACAATGGTACTTGACACGGGTGGTAGCATAGGTTTTACCGCAGGTAAAACTAAAAGATAGATGCGGTTATGTTTAAACAGAAAAAATAATTTAAAAAGTTTTCAAATGTACTTGACACGCATTGCATACAGTATGAGATGATTCTTTCTGTAGGCAACAGTGCTTACCAAATAGATTGGAAACTAGATTCAAATGTTAACTTCAACAGACCTATTCGCTATCGTAATTCTGCTGTTCGTATTGACTGGCACATTGGTTGCTCTTATCGTGGGCAATCATGCACTTAGCAACGACAACAAGAACCTACGCAGAACAATTAAAATCTTGAAGGATGCACAGAAGGTGGGCAAGTAAATGGGAGTACAGAAACTAGACCCTGTAAAGGTACGGATACATCAGAAGGCGCAGCAACTAGCGGTTAAGTACCTATGCCACAAGTACCATGAGGAGTACACAGAAAAGTACCGAGCGCTGGTCATTGAAATGGGTGGCAGAGTACATCCAACCAAAGCAGAACGCATCGCTAATCTCAAGCAACAGATTCAAGAACTAGAAAGCAAAGGTGTTTAAACATGACTGCAGTAAAGAAGAAAGATTCTTACAGTGGTTGGGCAAACTACGAGACATGGAATGTGGCACTCATTATCAACAACGAGTACAAACTTTACCTATCAGCCCTTGACTTTATGAAACTATACAAGGGTGCCATGCCATACAAGGATTGGGTCGAGCATGCTGGATTAAAAGACAAAGAAACTATTGACAGCGTGCCGTTCATTAGCGATAAACTATCTTACGCAGAACTAAATCAGATGATGAAGGGATTGAACTCATGACAACGCTGTGGAAAGCAGAAGTTACATCCGAGATGGTGGCACACCTCAGTGAGGACAAGAAGGTAGAGTTTTTTAAGGCTCTATCAGATGCTGTTAACGCGATTGGCGCAGAGTTAGAAGTCGGTCGTGAGTTTAAACATGACTCCAAGTAAGGTAGTTATTAAAAGAACACAGATAAAAATAAAGCAAACCATAATCAAAGGAGACGGACAGATGCCCAAAGGTGCAGTGCTTTACCCCGATGGAACCTATGAAGAAAAGGATTTCAATGGACTCAAAGACATGCAAGGTGCAGTCAATGGGTTGATTGAGATTGTTCACATGTACGATTACTATGGAGATGAAGTACTGACAGGCTATGTAAATGAGGAAGGCATCCTGCTTGGACTACCACTGAACACAGTGGCGAGCGCGTTGTCTTTCATGTTCGGCAATAACCCAATGATGCTTGGCAACATGATTGTGCTAGGCAAGGATGATGGAGAAGGCAATGACACAGACATACCGCAGGACATCCTCGCGTTCATCAAGAAAGTATGCGCGGACAAGAACAAGATTGAAGCAGAGTATGAACCGACTAACGCCTAGCGGTAGGTTGTGGTTAGTCACAGTCATCGTGTTCGTATTAGCAATCGCATTATTTCCCCGCGATTCCAAGTCAGTGATTCCGTTTAAACAGTCAGCATTATCGGGTCAGGTAATTGCGTACTACACAAACGACTATCAACGCTACGCCATCGAGGAACTAACACGAGACGGCAGGCTTGAACAGTGGTCATGCTTGCATGATTTATGGACACGCGAGAGCAACTGGCGTGCAGAAGCCATCAACAAAACCAGCAAAGCAGCAGGTATTGCACAGTTAATGCCAGTTACATGGGGCTTGGTTGGTCACAAACAAACTACTGACGGCTATGCACAGGTGGATGCAGGGCTTGCATACATCGAACGCAAATACGGAGGGAACATCTGCAAGGCGTACGCCTCGAGTCTATCTCGAGGTTGGTACTAATGACTCGAGGTTACGGCAAACTATCGAGCACACCTAAGTACCACAGAATCATGCAACAAAAAGTTATAGAAGGGTTGAAGTACTTTCGACTTAACTACAACGGAGAAGTGATGAGCCAAGGTGCATGCAATGGTTTAAACACAGAGATGTTTTATCCCGAGGTTGTGCAGTACACCAAGGTTGAGACAAAGTTTTACGAGAACCTATGCAAGGACTGTCCTATAAAGGATGCTTGCTTAGAGTGGGGCTTGGCTCATGAAAGGTACGGAGTATGGGGAGGAACAACACCCGATACTAGAACAACAATTCGTAGGATGCTGGGCTGGGCAATGACAGACCCAAACAACTTTACGGATTCGCTAGTTCGTTCGTAGTCTGCTAGGCTACAACAGAGAAGCACCGCTTGAGGTTCCAGTCCCTCGCGGTGCTTCTTCTTTTATGCCAAGTTAATTTCTTTTTGCTTAGCCAACATAAAGACTTCATCGGCTAGGTCATCAAGGTTTCCATAGTTAAGAATCAAATCATCAAAGCGCCAGTTATCCATGGCAGTCTCAGATGTATGCAGGTTGACAGGCTTATGTCCTTCGCGTTGCACACGCCATACCTGCCCACCTCTTTTAATAATTGCTTGTGCCTCATTAGGAAAACGCACATCAGTGAACACTACTTGCTCTTGCTGCACTTGTTTAAACGCTTGGTCAATCCAAAAGTTTTCACCAAACATTTCACGCCCTACCTCAGTGCCAAACACCTGTAACAAACGGCGCACCTCAGGGTTGTGCTTGGCTAACTCCCATCCATAATCATTGACGAGATGCGCCAAAGGTTCATGCCCAACGATAGGGTTTAAACGCATCAATGCTTCACGCATTGGGTCAGCAAATGATACGCGCTTGTATCCATAGTTTAAACACAACAGTTCAGCAACTGTATCCTTACCTGATTGTGCGTATCCACTCAGTCCAATAATCATTAGTGCTCCAATCCTATGTACCAAAACCCTAAGTCAACAGTAATAGAGTACCTATCCACATTAAACCCTAGCGCAAACCCTGAAACTCTCCCATAAATTAACCAAAAACTTTTAAACTTTTTGTGTGCCATTAGTTATCTCCAACCTCTGCTCGTGCTTCTGCGTTAGTGCGGTTGCGCCTACGCCCGTACCATACGGGTGCTTCGCCACCTAATCTATCTTGCAACTTAGTCAACGCTCGCTTGACACGCTTGCGTATGGCTTCCTCTGTTGCCTTGTATTCCTCAGCCAAAGCATCAAACTCCATACCACCATCAGCATACCTCAGCCGCAGCAGCGCCTGGTCTGCATCGTTTAAACGCTTTAACCCTGCCGCCACATCAGATAGCAACGCCATGCGATTGCCACCTTCTGCTGGCTTGCTTGACTTAGACACAAACTCATTGCTTAAGTCTGCTGTATCTGTCCAACCTTCATGCTCCCACACATCACGCAATAGTTCATGCAGTACCTCATGTGTGTAGTAAAAACTATCAGACATAGGCGTGCGTGAGTGGTGCATGCGCTCTCGTGCAACATACTTCTGTGCTTCATTGTAGAAAGTACGGCGCAGTTTAAACTTCAATGACTCTTGTGATTCCCATTCTTCTATCTTGTGCCAGTGTTCCAACGCCCACAAAGATAAGTGTTGGTACACATCATCAGTGGTTACAAGTCCACGATGTATGCGATTACTACGCGATGCAACCTGTCGTGCTGTGCCGTAGATAGTTTCCCAAACTTTATCTTGCTCATCCATCCTTGTATTTCCTTGTCGCTGTCATCAAATCATCTACTGTAATGAGGTAACCCTTACTCAAGTTCGGGGGTATCTCGCACTTAATCTCTCTGCCATACTCTTTAACCGCGAAGCGAAGCACATCAGTGGGTACAATCAAGGTTGATTCCTGTAACACAAACGCCCAGTATGATGCCTCTGTTACACCCAACCCACTTGGTGCCCATGCTTCTGTCTTAACAAAGTAACATTCAGTTTCAATGTATAAGTTGTTGGTCTTGAACCACTTGCGGTCACGCTTTACTTCTACTGTTCTTCCTCCAGTTAATAACTCGTCAACTAACTGCTCGCCTTTTCTACCGTACCCAAAGTCTAAATCAAAACTGGAGTTCTTTGCCATTGTTTAAACACCCGCTCGTTTATGTAGTCCTTCTGCGCCCTCGGCGAGGTACACATCGTTCACATCACAGTTCTCAGGCATGAAAATTGGGAACACATTATCTAGTTCACGCGTGATTGTCTTAGCCATTTCCTTACCAGCATTATCACCATCACAAAACAACATAATCTTTTCCCAGTCAGCCAACACTCTTGAGTAGAATGGTTTCCAGTTGTTAGCCCCAGGCAAACCGACTGCTGCAAACCCCACTTGGGTAGCAATCATCGTGTCAATCTCACCTTCACAAATGACAAGCACATCTGAATCAGTATTCAATGCAGCCACATTAAAAATGTGTGTGCTTGCACCAGGACGGGACAGATACTTCGGTCCGCTATCTGCGTTTAAACTGCGGAAGCGTATGTCAATTACTCCTGATGGTGTCAGGTATGGGATAGCCAACTTACCTTGGTAAGGTTCGTGTCCTGCCTCAGGATTCTTTACGAAGCCGAGGCGGAACATAAGTGCTGTCTCCTTGGTTATACCGCGACTCTCCAGATACGGAGCCACCTCGTCTAGGTTTCTTTCGTAGTTCTCTGTTGCTTTCGCCAGTAATTCCCTCTGCGATTTCGAGAGCCTTGACATAGGTAACTCCTTCTTTCTTCATAATAAGTGAGTAGACATCTCCAGCCATGTCACATGCAAAGCAACGGAACCCGCCGTTCTCAATGTTTAAACGCGCTGACTTAACCTTATCATTGTGGAAGGCACACCGCACAGTGACCCAACCACCACGATTAGTGGGAATAGTAAATCCGTAGTGCTCTAATACTTTAACGATGTCATGCTTAGAGTTTTGGGAGTGCATGACTGAGCCTCTGTACGACATACGCATCCCCAATTCCCTTGTTACTTGCTTTAATAATTACCAATGGTGACGGTGGCAACACCAATCTTTTTTGTATGCGATAGTTATCTGCTTCGAGTTCTGCCTCACGCAACCAACCACTCAAGTCAATGCGACCATCACGCCTTGGAGCCTTGGCTTCAATCACATAGGCATCATTCTCGGTCGGCAGGTACACATCACCAATGTCGTTGCGCCCCGCACGAGGCAAACGCTGTGCGTTTAAACCTTGTTCCATTAGCCAATCGGCAAGTTCAATCTCAAATGCTGCACCTCTACGCTTGTTGCTCGCCTGCTGTGTTGGCATTTTGCTGGTTCCTTTCTGCGCCTTCAACGGCTGCCCAATAAAGGTTGTAATAATTATCATCAAAGGCAAACCGCTTCATGTGTTTAACCAACGCTGATGTGTTGGCATGGACAGGAACGCCTGCTGCTTTTACCTTGCGGAAGAAGGCAATGTCCTCACCAATAAACTGTTCACCGCTTGCATTGTTCTCCGCAAACACGAAGTCCGATTCACCAAACTTATCGTGCAATGCTTTGATAACAGACTTATGCATCAGTACTAAACCCAACCCTGCATGGTCTACTTTGATTACTTGATTGCGTGGCAGTGGATGCTTGTACTTAATCTCGTACTCGCTCTCACCTTCATCAAAGATAGCAGGCATCGGTTGCATCAGTGAGTTCTCCATCTGCTTAGAGATAAAGTACACACCACTTACGACAGGTCGAGCAATCTTGTCAGCGGTATCCCATAGAGTCTTGAGAACCTCTCTTGTAAGTACGATGTCAGAGTCCACCCACAAAGCCCAGTCAGTGCCAACCTTGTTCCACATTTCAAATGCAGCCTGTCGTTGGCGAGCAATCTGATTACCCTGTACACGGATAGCGTTATGGAATGGCACCTCACCAGTGATGATGCTGTATACCAAACCCTCTGTGAATTTGCCGTCAGTGTTCCCGTTGTCACACCAGATAACTGATAATGTTTCTTTGTTGCTATGCGCCATGTTTAAACACTTCCTCTGACTTGTCGAGTACTTCCATTGCGTTCTCTGCTAGGTCTTTCCATGACTCACTCATGAGTCGGAGTTGGGTTGCGATTTCTTCTCTGCACTCTGGTCCGTGGTCCTCAGTAAGATGTTCAGCCAACTGCCCAACATAATCAGCGAACTGTAAAGACTCGAACCAGACTTGTGATGGGTCGTAGATTTTTTGTGTAGCCTCATCAATGCGTTCAATAAACTCTGGTAGTCCATCAAGTATTGCTTGTTTCATCTCCGTTGGTATCTGCTTGGCTGACAGCACCGCTTCCTCCAGCATCTCTGGTGTAACTGACAGTGCCTTCATCAAGGAGTCTTTTGAATTCCTCATCTGTGAGGTCTTGGAACCTACCGCTTTCTTCTTCTTGCCAAACATACGCTCTCCATCCCACTGTCCACGAAAATTGTTTAGGTATAAACATCAACTGCGATTTAATATCTGTAATCAATGGCTTAGTAGGGACGACTACATCCTCTGCGTTTAAACTACCCTGCAGTTCTCCAGCATTTTCTACTACTTTGATTTCCCATTTGGGTGTCATGACTTCTCCTTACGCTTGTAATAAATCTGCCAGTTGCATACTGGCTGGGTTATATGCAAGCCACACTGGACTTGCACCTGTCGAATCTGCGGGACCATAACGATTCTTTACCGCACACACACCCATAGATGCAATTTGGTTATACACCGTGAGGATGAGCGAAGGAGTCTGAGCAATTTTTCCGTGAAGCGAACTGCTTGGTGGACATGGATTGCCTGGAGCGCCTTGACTTGTATGATGACAGACAACAACAGCAGCGCCAGTTTCTCTAGCCCACCACTTGAGTTCACGCATGAGAGTACGGAGTCCGCCCCACTCATCCTGTCCGTCAAGGGTTACATCAACTGCGTTGTCAAGTACGATGAGTTCAACATCCTGACCTAAGCGCTCTCGTGCTGCAAGGACTGCATCCTCTACATCCTTAAGCGTAGGTGCTGAGTCAAACTCCCACATGATGTGGTCAGCAGGCTTGAGCATTTGTGCTGCCCACTCTCTGTCTGCTTCCATTAGTGGTTCTACTTCTTGTTGTGGTCTGCCTGTAATCATCGCAAGCAAACGCAAACTCATAGTATGTGAGTGTGTATCTGCTGAGATGTACAGGGTAGGAACCTGAGCATGGACTGCTAGTGACAAGGCAAAGGTAGATTTACCTGAGCCTGGAGGACCAGCAACCATGCTCACTTCACCCCGTCTAAACGCTATCTGTTGCTCTGCAAGAGAGCGCCACACTGTAGGTAGAGTGGCACCCCCTTGCGAGGCAGTCTTAATAGCACGGGATAAACGGCGCATGTGTTATGCGTTCTGACGGTTGTTACACTGTGAGCCTTGTGGCTGTGGGCATGAGAAGAAGGCACGGTATGGCTTGCCTGTTGACTTACTGATACCTGCCTTGACTAAACGCATCGGTCCACCACCGCAAGTACACATTGGTGTAGCAGCAGGTGCTGGTGCATAACCCTGTGCAGCAGGTTGTGCAAACTGTGCTGGCTGTGCGTGTGCTGGCATTGGTGCTGCACCTTGGTTAATAACTTCTGCTGATGGGAACGAAGTCTTAACTGTAGCCATAGCCTCAACAGTTGTCTCAAGGTCAACCAACGCTGCGATGCGCTGGCTTACTGCATCAAGCAAGGTATCAAGTTCCAACGCATCAGATGCGTAGAGGTTGATAAGCATGCCGTCCTTCTTTGTCTTGAAGTTGATTTGAATTGCTGCGTTTTGATTACTCATTTGTTTCTGCTCCTAGTTCGGGGTACATGTGTGAATCTTCACCTTTAACTGCATAGCATGCCTTATTGACTGAACATGTACCACACATAAATCCTGGCTGTGGGATAAAGATGTTGTTGTCAACGGCAATCTTGAACCCACTTACCCATTGGGAAAGGCGTGGTTCTGTATAGTGCGATAGGTCTACTGGAGGTGTTAACTCACCAGTGCGAGCCATGAAGTAAGAACCCAGCGTAGGACGGATACCCAACAACTTCTCAGTCATGATGGCATAGGTGCCTAACTGAGTGTAGGTCATTGGTGCTTTGCTGGATGTCTTAATGTCCACCACGACAAGTTCGCCTGTTGGCGCAACCATAAGGCGGTCAAGGAATCCCTTCATGTTGACCCCACCAATCTCCACATTAAGTTCTGTTTCGATGGCAGGTGCTCCGTCAGGTAGGTGGTACATCTGATACCCACTATCGTGGCGGAACTGTACCCAGAAGTCACCCATCTTGGGTCCGTTATCTAACCACCAAGAAGCATCCTCTTTGTTGGGATACGCCTTGGTTGCTCTGCCACCAGCACGGAACTCCATGCCATTGTCAGCCTGCTTGTAGTTCTCATTCCATCGCTGTGTAAATACAGCAGTGGTATCAAACGGACTACCAAGCGGTAGAGCATCGTAGATTTCAGTTAACTCATGGAGTGCTTTGCCCCCTACTAGCCAGTAGGATGGGTTCTGCGGGACATTCTGTATGCGGGATAGATAATACGACCAGCCACAGTTGAGCCATGTGCTCATAGCACTGTGGGAGATGTAGTTCTTCCCAGTCTTTTGTTCAAGTGTCATGTTTCTCCTTTGCAATAGAGGAGTCTACTACACAATGTCTCCTCTATTCTGCGACACGCCGATGAATTACACCAGTGTGTTTTACAAAAAAGTCCGTTACACTCCTGTTCGTGCAGAACTGGATAACTCTACCTAGACTCAGACGAAAGCCTAAGCCTAGCACGAAGGCTAACTACCGTGGTATTCCCACGCATGTATGCCCTTGTGGGTCACGACTCTTTAGAGTCGGCTGCATGTTCGAGGAAAACGAAATTTCGTTGTGGTTCACAGATGCAGAGTGTGCATTGTGTGGCGCACAAGTAACAGTACCTACTCCTGCGGATGGTGAAGATGCCACAGTATGACTTTCAATGTAACGCCTGCAATGTAGTGCAGGAACTGCTTCTATCTGTTAATGAATCAGGCACGGTGCCTACCTGTAGCCTGTGTGAGGGTGACATGCGCCGAGTCTTTACGCCACCTGCTGTGCATTTCAGAGGTCCAGGGTTCTACAAGACTGGCGGTTAGGTGCTATAGTAAATCCACTATAGCCTGTTGGGGAAGCATGCTATGGGTCTTTGAGGGAATAAAGCAAAAGAGCCCCCGCTCTTAGATTTCTCTAAGGCGGGGGTTCTTTTGTTTAAACTGTATTACTTTGAGCCGCGACCGAACTCTGTTGCTGATGGGTCAAGCCACTTAAGTAGTGGACCTGCAAAGCCTGCAAGGGCTGCAGCACCAAGAGTCTTAAGGTCCGTCTCGCCAGCAAGGTAAAGCGCTACAGCAGCAGATGCCGCAGCACGGAACCATGTCAGTCCGAGTTGCTTAAATTGTTCCATTGTTTCCTCCTCGTTTATTTTGTACCGTGCAACTTGCAACATGTACAAACTTCGGTTGTGTATGCCTTCTTAGCAGGCACGGGTGTTACCTTTGAGATAACTTGATTAATAATCTTAGGTTGATTCATCCACCAAAACCACGGAGAAGTATCGGTAGCCATAGCGGACTCAATAGAAATATGTAGGTGCCTATTATGAGGATTACTCCCAGTGTACCGTCTGTTTCCCATTGACGATTTTTCTCTTGACCAGATTTTTCCTTTGAAGATAAGATACTTAACACGCTTATCCTCTTTAAGTTTTTCAAAAATTTCTTCACAATCAATACCATTCTTAGGGTCGTGTGTTAGGTCAACAGCAAGCCCTGTATTGTGGTCTGAGTTAGGACTGGCTTTTCGGTGAGCAGCAGAAGGTAGAAGCCCATCTGAGGCTTTCTTGCGTAGTGGTTTTAATGCTGTCGCTTGGCGCAGCACAGCAAGAGCAGCAGGTGTGGCTTTCTTGACTACAGTTTTCATCGGTTCTCATCTCTACCCTTTTGAATTAAAATTTGATAAAGGATTTCTACTTTTTCTTCCAGTCTAATGACTGAATCTTTGAGACTCGTGCCAGAGTTAGGCTTAAGTTCATACAAGTAATGCTTTACTAACCACCGTACTGCAGTAGCAAAAGCAGCAACAAGTGTACAAACGGATACGGCTAAACCTAGCCACTGAGCAGGAGTCATTTACTTTCCTTATGTATTAGACGACAGTACGGGCAACTACTTGAATGATTCCACCATAGCCAGAAAAGTTGGAGTTAGGTGGTGTTGTGCGGGTAAATGTAACCTGCTCAACTACTGCTTCGATAGGTTCTCCACCAGCAGTAAAGTCTTGAATGATGAGCGTTTCGCCCAATGCTTCCATCTGTTCCAATGCCTGTAAACGAGCAAGTGCGTAGCCTTGATAGCCAATGATTTGCTTGTTGCGGTCAGTTTCTTGGTCAAAGCAGAACAATGGAATCTGTAGTACTCGAGCACGAGTAGGTGTAGGTAAAGCCTTAACTGAGTATCCGTAGATAACAGCACCAGTTGTTGCGCTTGTATCGTTTCTGTTTAAACGGAACTTGAACTGTGCTTCGGCTGTAACATCACTAAAAACAGGGGCTAAGTCGTAGTCATAGATAGCGGTAGTACCTTCTGGCACTGTCTGAAACGCTATGTCTGTTCCATCAATAACGCGGAACATATCTATGTCACCCTGTAGTGTGCCTTCGATGCGTAACTTAATACGCTTCCATGCTTTGTTTTCGAAGGTATCAAAGCGAATAATGCCAGTGGTTATCTCACCTGACTCAACATAATCTGTCTGTGACTCGCGCCATAATCCAGAGTCCTCAACAGTAAATGCTTTGTGTCCGTTAGCAAATGTAGCAATAGACCAAATACTGCCAGTAGTACCTGATGCATAAATATCTTTAGCGTACGCATATTTGCCGCTACCAAGTGGCGCTCCAAGGTTAATGCGGATAAGTCCTGAGTAACTATCTACTTCACTTTTTACACCAGCCCAGATGTATTCGTTGCTGGCAGTAAATGCATAGATGTCATAGGCTGATTCGTATACAAGTGGACCATACGATAGGTTTCCACTGGCATCTGAGATTGCAACACGCACGCCTCGGCTAGTGCCAAGTGCTACGAAAGTACCAAGGTACCCATACATAGCAGTAAGGCGTTCGCCTCGTGGTAACACAAGCACTGTAGTCATGGTGCTTAATGCACCAGTGTTGTCTACTGAAATCTTAAGGGCGATACCTTCATCACCTGAGAATCCGCCAACATAGATAGCAGCACTTGACTCTGTGATACCCATGAATCTAAATCCAATAGGTAAGGTAGCGCTACCATTAACAGCGGTAAGTGTACTGATATTGATACTTGAACCTGTGTTGCGTACCAACTCATAAACAAATGTATTCTTGGCTGTGTCAGTAAAGCCCAACATAAAGCGTTGCTTTACATAGGAGATAAAAGCAGATGTCGCATTGGCTGTATTGATAGCGTAGTCCTGATGTAAGGCAGGAGTAACAGCATCAAATGAATAACGCCACACCTTAGTAGGTGTGACCATCATCAAGTCGTTACCACCCATTGCTGCATACAAAATTTCTTCTGTAATAGAACTGTTGTTAATAACTGTTGTTGATGAGCCAGCAGTAGTGGTAATGGTTACGCGGGCTGTAACTGCTGCTGAGCCAGTAACTTTAACAAGATACTCAGTTCCACTAATGATGGTTGAGAACACACCAGAGCGGGCAGTAGAAGCCTGTGTAAGGCTTGTAGAGTGGAGCAGGCTCAACTGTCCTGGAGTCCATGGGTCTACACCCACTGAGTCAGAGAACTGAAACTTAACTTCATCAGGTGTGCCAACGATAGGCTCCTGGTATGTGATGCCTCCGCCTAAGTGAAAGGATGACTGTGAACGAATCCAATAGCCTGAGCCTGAGAGTGACTGCTCACCTGGGTCACGAGCATTGTCAAAGCGCTGAGTTCTAAACTCTGCAGTCTGACGGCGGTACGGTGTTGCATCTGTGATGCCATAGATAAACGGCATGCCACCGATAGCAACATCAAACTTGTATGTGGTTGGGTCATAGTAAGCCGAGGTACGACCAGAGAGGTCAATTATCACGCGCTCGGATATATCAGGTGGGCGACTTGCCACTATGTCTCCTTAGTCTAGGCATAAAAAATAGAGCAGTTTAAACGCATGCTCAGGCGTAATAACTGTTTTTTATTCAGCAAGAAGATTAACAATTTCTTGGCTTAAACCAAGTGCAGCAAGTGCTTGTACTTTTGCTGCTTTTTTTGCTTCTTCTTTTTCTTTGAGTTCTAACAACTCTTTATCTATCTTTTCCATTTGCAATCT